GTTATATCCCAAACATTTAGTGAAGATGAATTAGGTAAGATGATAGATAATATACAACAGGTATTCCCAGAATTAGACGGACAAGAATTAGATGTTATCCTAAAAACTTATTTAGATTCACATGATTACCATCCAGTAACCTCTGAAAAGTTTGCCGATAGGTTTGGACTAGATAGTGGTTCAGCTGTAAATCCAGAAGAAAACAAAAAGATAGCTTTAAGAGATTACGTAGCAAAAATTGTAAATAAAGTGGGTGAAATGGTTAATACTGATTATAATAAACTTTCTGTAGGGTTTAGTGATGATGATTTAGGTAACATAAGAGCAATTGTAGCCTTTATTAAAGAAGTACTCCAAGCAGAATTTCCAGAAGTAGATTTTGTAGTTTATGATACTTCAGAAGGGGGGATGAACAAAATAGTATTAAAACAAGTATAATATAACATTTTTTTCATTACCGATATATTTATAGATATATAAAAAAATAAATAATTTAAAAAAATAAAAACATGGCCGATTTATTAATGAAAATGCCTATACCTTATGAACCTAAAAGAAAGAATAGGTTTATATTAAGATTTGATTCTTCTTTAGGCATAAATGAATGGTATGTGGAGAGTACGTCGAGACCACAAATAACCATAAATTCAGTAGAGGTACCATTTTTAAACACATCTACTTATGTAGCAGGTAGATTTACATGGAACACGATAAATGTAACATTTAGAGACCCGATAGGTCCATCAGCAGCACAAGCTTTAATGGAGTGGGTGAGATTACATTCAGAATCAGTAACTGGTAGAATGGGCTATGCAGCTGGTTATAAAAAGAACATAGACTTAGAAATGTTAGACCCAACAGGTGTTGTGGTAGAAAAGTGGATAATGCAAGGAACATTTTTAACGGATGTTAATTTCGACAGTTTAGGGTATAGTGATGATGGGTTAGCTACAATTTCAGCAACACTAAGACCAGATAGATGTATATTAGTTTATTAAAATAA